GGCACCCAAAACCATCGAGCGTCTGGAAGAGATCAGCGACCAACGTGAAGCTCAGCGACGTTTGGAAGAAGAGGACGAAGACGACGACGATTTAGGAAGAATCAAGATCCATATGGACGAAGATGCTGCCTTGAACGATGTGTTCGATTTAGACAAACCGCCATCGAATGACGATATTGTTGCGCTAGACGACGTCGAAGATTTGTAATCGCGTTCGTTAGATTCGGATGATATTTGTTGCAGGTTGTAATATAGAGAATGGAAAAAGCGCTTGCGCTGACTGCAATAGTGTGTGTACTGTTTGGTGTCTTGAAATACCTCGAAATGCGTTTCATCGAAAAGCGCAACAAACCTCTTAAAGAAATTGTGCGTGATTTGGTCATGGTATTTGGAGCCACATTTAGTACGGCTATCGTGTTTATGTATTATCAACATCAGATTGATGATTTCTTGTCGGTGATTACCAATACCAATATGCTGAAAGCAGAGACGACACAAGTGTTTACGGGCGTTCCCGACTTTTAAGCGAGAAATAATATATACCACTAGGATATAGAACATGGCAGAAGCCCCTGTACAACAAGCAGAGCCAAAAGAAGAACAACCCAAAGTTGTCGAAGAGTCCAAAAATGTCGAAGAGTCCAAAGTCGCCGAGGAATCCAAAGTTGTCGAGGAATCTGTCAAGCCAGAAGAGGTGCAGCTTATCGAAAAGGACGTCAAGAAACCCCGTAAGGAAATGAACTTGGCAGAAGTGATTGTAGACTTTTTGGGTTTAGAAAAAAAAGACATTGAAATTCCCAAACACGTAGAAACGATGATGTCCCGTCTTCCAGCGATTGACAAGATCCACTTGGAACGCATAGAAACCTTCTTCAACAAAATCATCGCCGACAAAGTGGTCGATGTCAAAGACCTTCCAGAAATTGTCGGGTTGATGCAAGAACTCACATTGGTGTACGATACCCTGCGATCGAAAGCCAAAGCATCCGATGTAGGCGTTGTGTTCAAGTCGCTCGTTCATTTGCTGGTAGTATACCGTTTAAGCGACGAGGAATCATGGACACAAGAAGAGAAAGACAAAATTACAAGTGCATTAGACATTTGTTTGAACATGTGCTCCCAAATGATCGATTTCACCGCCACGCAACGTACTTGCCGACGATGGATACCATGCTTCTAATTATCATATGATACTAATACGACTACTATCATATTCAACAACTTACTTCCTTACTTCCTTTTTACCATTTGTTCTTCTTTACTGTAATCTGACTGCCTGCTTTTTTCTTTTTGGATTTATTGGGGTCATATGCTTCGTCTTCATCATCAGACCCCATGTCTTTTGAAATATCCCAAAATTCTTTAGAACCCAAACGGAAGGAAGGGTGTGACTCTGCTTTGTACCAAAAGATTTGGTCTTGCAGTTGGTTGGATTTGGCGTTGTTGTTTACCACCAAACATTCGTAATTTTCCGTGGTTTGGTCCATGACACTTGAAAACGACTCCAATGTGGGAAACATACTGGCAAAGTTCTCCCAAATACGCTTTCGATTGGTCAAATACGGTTCTCTCAATATAAACACATAATCGATGTTTGTACGGAGGGTGGGTGGGATGCCTAAAGGATACTGCATTGTTATGATCAACATCACTTTCCAGTGACGTCCGTTCATGAACAACAGTCGCATCAGTTTGTCTCTCGACCACGAGTTATCGTACAAACAATCGTCCAATATCACAAATGTCCGTGGATCAATGGTGGTGCGCTTGTACTCTTCTACTTCCTTCTTCATTTGTTTCAACACGGTTTTCTGCCGTCGCAAGATGTTTTCGATCAATGCAGAACTATATTCGTCGTGTATAAACAATTTAGGGACGTGTGCAGAGTAAAACCCATTTCCAGCTTCTGTACCCGATATAACGGTCCCGATAGGAATGTCTTGGTGATAATAGAGAAGATCTCTCACCAAATATGTTTTTCCTGTATCACGACGCCCGATCAGGACAATAACCGGACCCTTATTCTCATTGGGTCTGAACGTAATGCTACGCATATCGAATTTTTTTAATTGAAGTGTCATTGCAATAGAACAACAAAGGGATTTGTATGTCTTAACGCGCTAAAATTTAGCGAAAGCGTTTAGGCCGTTTTCTACGCGTTCGTACTAGTATATTTCTTTGTATTCAGAACTCATAATACATGTCTTTTACAGTAACACATAGTCATACCAAAAGAGAGCCATACTCGATATTATGTGCGACGGGCGAAGAGAATTGTCCAATGGACGTCGTCGATATACAATACAACAATCCACTGTATGACGTCATTTTTGGAGAGTATCACAAGGAACCTGTCGAATTCAATCAAATGTATAGTGTCTTGAATGAAAATACAGTCGTCTCGCAGAAAGGACGAAAACGAAATATGCAAGTGTTTTTCAAATACGCACCTTTATTGGACCCCATTCATTTCTTAATTGGAAAGTACGAGAAAGAGAAGGAAAAAATGCAGAATTTACCGAAAGGAAACAATGCAGACGATTGCATTTCCAAAATTGTCCAGCCAAACAATTCGTCCTATATTGACAACTTTTTCAACTTCCTTTCGAGCCAACTGTTACATCACCACAATATTTCGCACTGTATTGATTATTTTGGTTCTAATCTGGCCATTCAAAAGAAATTTAAGTACAATGTGTATGATGATTTGGACTATTTGCAAGAATCCGACTTTTTTTTGAAGAATGCAAATGTGTTATACGAATTAGACGCAGATGAAATGTTTGAATCTCAATACCACAGCAAAAACACACAATCACGGCGTCCCAAGTTGTGTATTGCCAGCGAAGATGTTTGTATGGACGATATTATCGCCATTGTTGAAGATGATGACGAAAACGAAAAAGACGCTGCAATCAAAAACGACAATACACGCGAACATATCAATGGTCTCGAAGAAGTTGAAGAAGTTGAAGAAGTCGAAGAAGTCGAACAAGAAAAAGAAAAAGAAAAAGCAACAATCACATTGGAACCTATGGAAGAAGTTATGTACGAACACGATGTCGATATAAAGTCATTGTCTAGTTCGTCTGACGATGATAGTGTAATATGCAATACTTCCGACGATGATTCCGACTCTGATAAAGAAGTCGACAACCACCGTCATAAAGGTGGTCAATGCAATAGGGACGACGATAATGAGATCGACGATGAAGACGATGAAGACGATGAAGACGATGAGGACGATTCTATTTACGCCTATTTGTACAATTTCCCCGTGCAAATGATTGCCTTGGAAAAATGTGACGGTACCTTGGACGAATTGTTGGAATATGAAACTCTCAACGAAAAAGAAGCAGCAAGTGCATTACTACAAGTGATCTTTACTCTTATAGTCTATCAAAAAACCTTTCATTTTACACACAATGACTTACACACGAATAACATAGTGTACAAGGAAACCAAGAAAAAGTTTCTTTCTTACAGATACAACAAAAAACACTATAAAATACCGACTTATGGACGTATTTACAAGATCATTGATTTTGGCCGCAGTATTTACCGTTATAAAGATAATGTCTATTGCAGTGACAGTTTTGCGCCCGGTGGAGACGCACACGGACAATACAATGACGAGCCATATTTCAATCCTTCCAAAGCGCGTTTGGTGCCAAACATGAGTTTCGATTTATGTCGTCTGGGTTGTTCCATGTATGATTTTGTTTTTGACAGCGAAGAGCCATTGCCTACCCAATTGACGGAACTGCAAAAAACAGTATTGCGATGGTGTGAAGATGACTATGGTAAAAATATTTTGTACAAACGCAATGGAGACGAACGGTATCCTAACTTCAAATTGTATAAGATGATTTCACGTATGGTGCATAATCACACACCAGAGTCACAATTACAATACCCTTACTTCTCTCAATTTCTCAGTACACACAAGGTATCAAACGATGTGATGGACATCGACCAATTGCCTTATTATGGCTAAGTGTTCATCGTTTTTTACAATACAAAAAATGATGATGTTTATGGACGACGGATAATTTATGAATCAAATGGTTTTTTCTGGTGGATAGGATCCCCGTTTTTTTCCGCTACTTCGCGCGATTCGAAGTCAACGGTATTGTTGACACCTACCAAATTGCCTTCCTCGTCCATGGTCTGGGTGAGCTTGTTACCACTTGCGCGAGCTTTGTCAATGTTGTCTTGAATGGCTTTGCGCTTGGCGTCCAAAAGCCGTTTCTCGAATTCTTCTTTGGCGCGTTTTTCGTTTTTAAGCTTCTCATGGTGCAACTGATTGAGTTCGTCTTCCAAGAATTCCACGCGGCCGGTTTTGTAGGCATCTGGGTCCAAAGGTGTCCAAACGAAATTACGACCCACAAAGATATCGTGATTGGGATCGCGGTCACGCAATTCTTTAGCATGCTTTTCTGCTTCTTCTGGGCTACCAAAGCTGCCACGATTGATGAAACCGCGCACTGACGTTTGAAATTTGTTTTCGCGGTTAAACTCTTGCGCCAAGCGTTCTTCGTTTTTGTCCATAAAGTGTTTGAAGTCTCCTTCCACATCTTCACGTTTCAGCACATTCTCTTCTTCCTTGCAAAATTCCACCAAGTCATTCATGATGGTTTCTGCATTGATGTTGTACTTGAACGATAAAAACTGGGTGAAGTCAGAGAACATGGAAAGTGCCTTGCTATATTGCCATTGTTTCACAAATTTCTCGAACATGAACATCTCACGTTTGCGAATGATCTTCTCGGGCGAGACGAACGAATAACAACCGTATTGCTGGCTGGGTATGACGGGATCTTCGTTTAGCAAGTCTACGTAACGCTCGTTGAGCTTTCCGTCGGGGTGAATTTTCTTTTCGAACGTTCGGCCTGACATCTTTAGGGGAAAGTATACGTCAATTAGAATACTGGATTTAAGTTGTTTTGAAGTATATTATTTTTTTGTTCGAATATAATATATTGTCAGTATGAACGACATGGCTAATTTTAGCGAGTTTGTCAAACGCGCCATCAAATACATTGTGGAGGGTATCATGGTGGCCATCGCCGCCTTTGTGATCCCCAAGCAAAAGCTCAATATTGAAGAAGTTGTAATTATTGCCCTTTCGGCAGCAGCCACTTTCGCCGTCTTGGACGTCTTTGTACCAAGCATGGCCGCCAGTGCCCGCGGAGGTGCCGGTTTCGGTATTGGTGCCAACTTGGTCCGATTCCCACGATTCGGATAAATCAATCCACGTTCTCTCATATGATTGCGTACATACAATGATTGTTCATGTTATAGTCATTGTAATAAGTTAGTTTCCTTAGACTGTAGGAAAGTATTCCCAGTCCAAATAATCGCACACCTTCTTCCAGATCATGTCTTGTTCCAATTGTTTGATGCGGTCTTTCATCATCGGAATGAACGGCAAGTATTGGTGTTGATCGAGCAATACGCACAATTGACACAATATGTATGTGTAATTGAAGAAATTTGTTCTTGTAATGGGGCAAAATATTGCCCATGGTTGCTGTATTTCAATAAACAAGACACACAATGTATCGATGAGTTCCTCGTTCATGATCGGCGGTTTGATCCCCAAGATGGAGTTGATGTATTGAATGTGTTCAAAATATTTGTTATACCCCAAAATACTCAATATGTTGCGCATTTCGGTATAGTTGAGTTCTTCGATTTTCTTGCGCTCCTTCTTGATGCGTTGCTTGACTGCGTCCAATACTTCGTCTGGGATTTTGGTGGTCTCTTTTGCTTGGAATTGAGAGAGGATTTCTTTGAAATGGTTCAGACGAATGTACGCCGTGTAAGATACTTCGTTGGGCATTTCCTTGTTCAATGGTTTTTGATTTTCAATGATGTGCATGACAAATTTACCGCATGCTACATTGTTGCAGATCAACACGCCTTCCTCTTCCAATGGGATCAATTCTCCTTGGTTGCAATACAAACAGGTTTCACAATTCATGACGTATTCCTGCAATTGTGCAGTTTCGCCCAATCCTACGTTTTTCCAATACTGCTGGTATAATTTCTTACTTTGGTTGTATTTATCACTGTTCAAGTTCGAACTGTTGTCGTTTGTCCCTTTAATTTTGAAAAACTGGTTGATGGTACTCGTGTCTTTGCGGTTTTCGCCATTGGAGATCTTTTGCTTCTCTTCGTAATAGTGAAAAATGTATTTGGAGTTTTCCAATAAGTATTCCTTTCGGCTGGTTTGGAGGCTTTTCAGTTCTTGTTTTTGGCTACGTATGAGATCGATTAAATCATAATACGCTTCGCTCTTTTTTTGTTTCATTTGCTTGGCTTTTGCAATGTTGTCCTTGATATCGCATTGGAGATTGGGAATGGTTTCGTTCTCAATTACGAAATACATTTGCATCATGTCTTGGTGTTTTTTGTCGAGAGTTTGTGATTGTGTTTTTTTTTTGGTTGTGGTTTCCATTTACGTTAAGAAAGATATTTAGACATGTTTAAGCCCTTTCTCTTCGTAACCTTTTATTTAGATAAATGGACATCATTTTTGGAGAATTATAGGGGCTTCATACATGTACACAAAAAATAGGAATATATAAAAATTAATTATATTTTTGATTAGCGCATATGTAGCGCACTAACACAAATTCGCTGAAAATAAAAATGTTTAGGCATATTATATTCAGACATGGCTGGAGCTCTTATGCAAATCGTCGCCTATGGCGCACAAGATCTTTTCCTCACTGGAACCCCCGAAATCACTTACTGGAAGGTGTCTTACCGAAGACACACCAACTTCGCTATGGAGAGTATTGAACAAACTTTCCAAGGCCAAGCCGACTTCGGCCGCCGTGTCAGTGCCGTTCTTTCGAGAAACGGTGACTTGGCATACCGCACTTACTTGCAAGTGACTCTTCCTGAGATCAACCAATCTATGGGTTCGGATGTCTATGCCCGCTGGTTGGACTACATTGGTGAGCAAATGGTCGCCCAAGTTGAGGTTGAAATTGGTGGACAGCGCATTGACCGCCAATATGGTGACTGGATGCACATCTGGAACCAACTCACCATGTCTTCGGAACAACAAAAGGGATACTGGAAGATGATTGGCCACACCACTCAACTTACCTATATCACTGACCCCAAGTTCGCTGACATTGCCGGCCCATGCGCAGCAAGCGGTGGACCTGCCCAGGTTTGCGCTCCTCGCAAGGCTCTTCCCGAGACCACCCTTTACGTGCCACTTCAATTCTGGTTCACCAAGAACCCTGGTTTGGCTCTTCCTTTGATCGCCCTCCAATACCACGAGGTTAAGATCAACTTGGATATCCGCCCCATCGGCGAATGCTTGTGGGCAGTTACCAACTTGGACGGAACCGATAACAAAACCATGTCAGCGACCACCGCCTACCAACAATCCCTTGTGGCTGCTTCGCTTTACATCGACTACATCTTCCTTGATACCGATGAGCGCCGCAAGATGGCCCAGAACCCCCACGAGTACTTGATTGAGCAACTCCAATTCACTGGTGATGAATCTGTCGGATCTTCGTCCAACAAGATCAAGCTCAACTTCAACCACCCATGTAAGGAGCTCATCTGGGTTGTCCAACCGGATGCCAACGTTGACTACTGTCAATCTCTTGAGGCAGGCAGTGTCCTCTACAAGACCCTTGGTGCCCAGCCATTCAACTACACTGATGCCATCGATGCTCTTCCCAACGCCGTCCACGCGTTCGGTGCACCTGATGCTATCTCTGGTGAAGATGCTTTCATTTCAGACGGTCTTTTCGAGACCCCAGGTGCAATGGGTGTTTCTGAAGCCGGATCTGCATGGGGAGCCAACCTTAACGGAAGTGAGGCAATGTCTGGTGTGTCTGACGCAGGAACCTTCGTTCTTGCCGAGACTGCCCTTGACATGCACTGCTGGGGTGAGAACCCAGTTGTTACCGCCAAGTTGCAACTCAACGGCCAAGACCGCTTCTCCGAGCGTGAAGGTTCGTACTTCGACGTTGTCCAGCCATTCCAGCACCACACCCGTGCCCCGGATACTGGTATCAACCTTTACTCCTTCGCCCTTCGCCCCGAAGAGCACCAACCATCTGGATCATGCAACTTCTCCAGAATCGACAACGCTGTCCTTCAGCTTGTTCTTTCTTCGGGAACTGTTGCCGGTGTCGCCACTGCCAAGGTTCGCGTCTATGCTCTTTCGTACAACGTTCTTCGCGTGATGTCGGGTATGGCTGGAATCGCGTACAGTAACCTCCGTGCTGTGTCCGGTATGGAAGGACTTGAATGGGCATAAATACCTTCTGTCTCAAATACAACTTAAACTAATTATTATTACCACCGTATAATAATGATCATCTTCCACCCCGAAGTTCATTTACCCCAATACCAAGAAAAAGTAGAAGGCTTACAGAAAAGGGCAATCGAAGGAGAATTTGTATTGATGCTTGAATCTCAACAGTATGATTCCCAATCTACCTATCCTATTCTAGGGTTTGAAAACATGGAGACACTCCCCATTTCAGTATTATGTTCCACTTATCAGATGTCTCAAGTACCGTATATAACGCTTCAAGAAGGCGGTACACATTCCATCGCAGTATTGGTGTTTTTCTTATTGCTAACATTATGGTACCCAGCGGTACGCGCCTATACAGAAAAATACAGTGACCGATCTTGGTACGAAGCATTCTCTCATTTCTTACAAGACATCACATTTGATCCCATGGATTACGACAACAGTAGTGAGAACATGAAGACGCACATCAGAAAGCGATCCCCTTTGCGCGGTGGTTTGCCAGCGCAAGTACCCTATGCATTTATACAGGACACTTGTTTTCATGTATTGAATACGTTGTTTCCAGATTGTTCATTGGACAAGCTTGTTGTACAAAAAACATTGATCGAGAGAGAAGAACACATGTCCAAACATATCCTTCATGCCGCCAATCGCTTTGACAAAGACATTCACGTGTGTATTGGTGCTGGGCATTTGATGCCGTTTTTAAGCCAAGAACAAATAGAGTCGTTGGGTCTGGCCCCTTTTTTTACAGATTATCATAGAGAAATAAAAGAAAACAGACTATTGCACTACATAAGCGACTTTGAGATCCAGTTATTATAAATTTTGAGAAGTTGGTTTTTAAAACCATCTAGTGAATAATCACTCTTCATATAATTGCAACCACCGCAACAAGAACGTGCATTTTCGATTGTATAACCGATACTATTATCTACACGGTCAACCCCATTACAATGATTGTTGGTGTTTTCTTTTCCACACAAATAACATTTTTCTTGAACAAGAGCATTAAACTGCTCACTAGTCAAATGAAATTCAATACTTTTTTTTGTTGCGCGATGCAAATAACTACCATATGATGCACCGGTAACATTATAATTTTTTGAGCTATTCATGTAGCTTTTACCATTTTCAATAAGATTATTGAATGCAAGAACTGTTTCGTTCCGCTGTAGGAAGTGTATTTCAGGAATGGTACCTTTAACGTAGTTGCACATTGAGCAACATGCAACGCAATTATCATGTGTATATCCTGCAGTAGATTCTTTACGGTCAATTCCATGAAAACCCCTATTTTCGTTGATACACCCACAATAATAACATGGATTTTCAACGATAACACGATATGTATTGAAATCAAGACCAAATTCAATATTGCGATGTTTTGCAGATTGAATGTAAATGCGGTACTGGCAATCCAAACTTTCTCTCATTCTCTTGTGTTGGGCTTCCATCGCGTCTGGGTTGTTTGCTCTCCATTCCCTGGCATTCTTTGCATTTCTATTTAAGTAAGCGCGTTCATTTTTTTCGCGTTGCCGCTTTCGGTATTTTCTCCATACAGCGACTACTTTTTCCCAGTTTTCCGATTGCCATTCTTTTTTACGTCGTTTGCGTGATTCTTTGGCATCATAAATGCGTCCTTGTTCGCGACGGTGTTCCTTGTCACGTTTGGCGTCTTGGTTTTTGTTGTTGTTACGACACTGTAGACATGTTGAAGTTACCTGGGTCCGTTCTCCGACGAAATCACTGATTGGACAACGTTTTCCACAAACTGTGCAGCATTTAGTAGTACTGTCTGGTGCATTCAATTCATTCTCTTTTTTCGCGTCTTCTCTCTTCTTTTGGTCTTTTTGGCGTTCATGGGTACGACAACTATCACACTTTTTGTAAGAACTTCCCATTTCCAATACATTACGACAACCACGAATGTATTGTACACATGGGACTTGGTCATTCGCCTTCACTTCGTCCAGCCATACACAAATTTGATGTTTTATGCAATATGAATTTGTTTCTGATTTTTTTGAATTACATTTTTCATGTGCACATAGAATGCAATCAGGACATCGATCACCATTCTCAATATACAAATATTTTTTGCACCCGCGACATGCAGTCAAACGATCCAATTGATCTTCACTATAATTTGTCAGGTATTGGTGGCATTTACAGAATGAACTGTCGGGTAATGTGTAATAGCGACATTTTTTGGTTTCTCCAAGTTTGGCTACGCACTTCATGTTGTTATATATTTTTAACAACTCTCTTTTTTATATTAATTTCAAGTTTATATATTTTATATAGTGTACGGCATGGCGGGAATAGCAATTAGTTAAGTAAATATACATTTATCATTTCCTAAGGAACTTAAACGTAAAAATATGATTTTTAACTATAATCATGCTCGTGTTTCACCCACAAATTTATGCACCAAGTTATTCAGAACAAAAACAAGAACTTACCGATCGTGCCAATAACGGCGAAATTAGGTTGCTTCTAGAGTGTGAAGCGTATTTGGGTACGCTCGACCCTATACAAGGGTTCGAGTCCATGGAAACGTACCCGACGTCTCTCTTATGTTCGGCCTACCAAATGGCTCAAGTACCCTTTCGATATTTGTCAGACGGTGGAGGTCATTCCATAGCAATGATGGTTTTTTTCTTTTGCAGTGCTATTTATTTCCCCGAAATGAAAAGATACACGGAAATGTTCAGTGAGGAAGTATGGTATGACGCCTATTTGTTTTTTCTTGAAGACATTACATTTGACATTAATGACTACAGTAATTGTAGTGAAAATATGAAGATCCACATTCACGAACGTGCAGATCTTTTCGGAGGGTTTCCTGCCAACATTCCTTACGACTTTTTCCGCGATTGTTCCAGTTTTACATTACAAGCACTGTTCCCTTACGAGCCTGTCGAAGACACCATTACGCGAAAAATAATCATTGAACGCGAACAATGTATGGCAACCCATATTCGTCACGCGGTTGAGAACAATACAGATAACAAAGACATTCATGTATGTATCGGAGCAGGGCATGTGATGCCGCGTTTGACCGACGAGCAAATGGAAATACTCAGTCTCGATGACCATTTTAAAAAATACCACGCAAGTATCCAAGAACCCCGATTGTTGGAGTTATTGAGCGACATTGAACACAAGATTGAGATCTACGAAGAAATTACTTCTTGTCTTGAAAATTCATAGAAAACCCAGTTCGTTTGGGTTGTTCCATGATTACGCGTTGAATGATTTGTTTGGGATAGATAGAACTGAATTCGACCGTTTTTTGAATTGTTTGATCGTCTTCATCTTCTTTGGTTTCTTTGGTTTCTTCCGACGACTCGCTCTTGGAACCCCATAAAGATGCTAACCAAGATGTCTGTTTTGTTTCTGGTTTTGATTCCAATGCATCGTTTGTTTCGGATACTTTTTCTTCGCTTTTAGAGCACAACATTGATGACAACCAGGGCTTTTTGTTTTCGTCCTTGCTGTCTTTCTCTTCTTTTGCCTCTTCTTTTGCCTCTTCTTTTGTTGGCTCTACGATCGAATCCAATGTCGAAACGAGTTCTTGACCCGTTGATTTAAGAGCTTCAATAACCCGTTCGTTTTTCTTTTTAATGCGACGAAATTGCGGGCGATACAAAATGTTCCAATGATCTTCCAAAAACGATTGCATATCTTCCACTTGATCTTCTACAGCATCTAGCAAGTTTCCACCATACTGCAAAATGTATGTGTCTGATGCGATCAGGCGTTTGTAATCTTCCATCATGGCTTTCACAAACACACTAGCGGATTCGTCGCGATCGTCGCGTTCAGTCGCAAGCACTTTTTCAATGCGCTCTTGTAGCTTCATAAAATCCTTGTGTTTTGCGAAAGCGGTTTCCATTTTGGATTGTAAACCAAAACACAATTCACCTCCTAAAACAGTAGCGACTGCCAAAGAAGTCCCCGCACTCACCATTTGTACAGTGTGACTGTACGCGTCCATGTCAAAAATGACGTAAGTATTGGCCGCACTTAGTAGCACCAAAGGTACATTTAAGTACCATGTTTTACGTTTTAAGCTTTGGTATTGTTCCAAATAGTTGGAACTCAGCTTGGTAACGTTTTGTTTTATAACGGTCAGCATTTTTTCAACCGCATCGGTCCACATAGTATATACCATATCTTTACAGAATTATTTGCAGCTCTTCTGAACGCATTTATTGGAAAGCATGTAAAAACGAATTGGCCATCTTGGTTTTCGGGCTAAAGCCTCGACACGAAGGCTTCCCAAACAAAAACGTCAAATAACGAAACCGCTTTTTGTACTCAATCTTCTTTTCTCCCATATACACCAAAAACCCAACCAATGTGGACACCGCAAATAGGATATAAAGCATGTTATCAACTGTATCTATCCAAGGTAGCACTGTTTCTGGGGCTTCTTTCTTGTATAGATTGAACAAATACAGTACTGCCAATGTCGCCATCGATATCACGAAAAACAATACATTGGTATTGATAAGTAGCAAAAATATGCCATACAAGAACAAGCTGTTCTTTATGGTTGTGTATAAGGTGTTGGTGTGCAAAGGATCCACAAAGACGACAAAAAACAACAGTGTCAAGAAAGCAAAAATGTGTTTGAGGTATACATTTCCATGCAACAGCGACTGTATTTTGCATGGAAAGATTTCACCTAAATAATTTGATGAGATGATTAGAAAAAATACGAAAATAGGGTACAATTGTACAGTAAGTGACATATAATATACTATAAATACATATTTGACGCAATCTATTTAAAGAGATCTAATCTATAGAAAACATGCATACCCAACAACAGTGGTTATTATCAACGTTGCTAGAGTTTTTCCGCCAACCAGAGCACATTGACGTATTGAAAAAAATCATCAATCGCGAATATGTGGTTTGTCAGAGCAAAAAACTGTCCATTCGCATGATCAATTGGTTTGTCACCAACTTTGCCAAACAGCATTTTACAGTGTACGACGTTCCGAGTAGCAAAGAGGGGGAACCTGCGCGGCGATTCTTTGTTTGGACCAATTACAAGTCTACCGAAGACAGTTATTCTAAGCAACTCTTCGACCCCTATTGTCGCCAGGAGCGTATTTTGATCCCATACGACAATCAAAACCGTATTGAAACCACCGTCGCACAACTCAACTTTTTTAAATGGGCCATACTGAACAAGGTGTTGGATTACATTGTCGAAAACTACGACGAAATCGAAAAAGACATGGCATCGCGTTTGAATACTGCTCGAAGGAAACCAACCATTACCGAAGGCAAGACACGAAAAAAGCGCGAAGAACTCTCTGTCAATGCTTGTCGAAGTTTGCGCAAAGAATTCCAGCAAGTAGATGTGAAATTAAACTGAGTAAAAAAGAATATGAGAGCAACACCCTGGATTCTCTCAACGAAATTGTATACACATGTCTGAAAAGAAATATGTATATGCCAATGTGCGCTTACCCATCGCGTTGGTAGGCGACCAATTTGAAGTGATGAACCATTGTATGACGGTCAACTTCACTCCATGCAACATGGTCCCTGAACCTGTTTCTTACGAAGACAGTGAGCTAGTGAAAGCATTGTTTGCCACACCCACTCCCGAAATGAAAGAAGAAATCATAAAAGTGTTTCGCAAAGATCGTGAAAAGAAGGTACCCAAATCACGTCAAAACACGACTTTTCATAAAAGAGGAAGAAGGCAATGTACCGCGTATACGCGTCGTGTGTACAATAAACCGTCTAATTCAGGTACATCGGACGCTGGTTGGCTTCAATGCCAAACGGGCGTGGCATCACCACCGGGGTCTTCGCAATCATGTTGAGGCTGGCAAGTTGATTCAATTCTGGCCGTACTTCCGCCTTGGGAGATTCCAGATTACTAGAGCCAATGCCAAACAAGAATGATTCAATGTCGCAGTCGTTTTTTGCTAAATCACGCCCGGCATAACGGCCAGACAAAAGACCATTTCCAGGCAAATTCGTTTGCTCTGCCTGGCCTTGTGATTGATGAAGGTACATGAGTTCTTGATGTTTTCGTTGAGAAGCGAGTTTTTCCATTGCATAATTACCTGATGTGTTTCGATTGCGGGTGGAAGCCATCTATACACAAGACACACATTTCATTCGATGTCAAAATGCGTTTTCAACTTACGGTATTCTTGACACGCGGCCACCGAAGAAAAACCACCGTTCAAAAAATACCATACACAGGTATAATACCAAGAAAAGGTGTCGTACGAGCACAAGACTGCCTGGCCGATTTTGGGAGAATCTGAAAACATGCGTCCCGCTGCGTGCAAGTACAATTCTTGAAAGAAAGGATCTGTATGGGTTTTTTCGTACAGGACATTCATTCCTTCTGCCATACTTTGAGAGTCAAAAAACACCTCGTCTTGCGATTCGCGATCCAGTTGCGTAAAATCGACCAACTTACCATCATACGTGTATTTCTCATCAGGGTTAAAGCGGAATGCTTTGCGTATGCACGCACGGTACTCTTCGTTGTCGTCGTAAAACACGACAGATGGCTGAGATTTGAAGTATTCTAAAAAGGGCATTGGTTTGGAAAATCTTCTAAAGAACATTTCATATAGTTTTGTGTGTTATTTACTGTTACTTTAACAGCAAATATCAAAAGGAAATCTTAAAGGCGCTTATTTGCGTCCACGTCGGGTTTTTCGGGACTTTCCTCCCTTTCTCTTGGACTTTCTGGACTTCTTTCCAGACTTTCTTCCCTTGGATTTTCGTGCGCGTCTCTTGCCACCTGCATAAGTGGCTGGTTGTGAAGAGAATGATTCTGCACCACCATTGATCATTTTCATTAAATCAAGTCCTCCAGACATTAGTATATACTCTCTCGATACATTATTTTTCAAACGCATTAGAGGAGATTCGAGGGCTTGGACTTTTTACTAAAGTCATTTTCTTCCATTTCGCGAGTCGCCTGGCCACCACGCACCCACCCGTTCAACGCAAGTTCTTCGATTGATTGCCCTGCGTTCGAGCGCTTTTCGGCATTCATTGGGTATTGGTCAATCGGATTGAAACTTTGTTCCATCACGGTACTGACACTTTTCTTGCCACGTACATTTTCACCTTGCATAAGCTGCGATTCCAATGTAGGGTCACAAGATCCGCGTCCCAAATAAGGCACACTCAGAAACGTACGGGGAAACAACTGCAGCTTTTCAAGAGGCCGCTGAGGATCGCTTTTCCATAGCAGGTTTGACTCCGCGTCCACGGCAGAAGCGCCTAAACCGTACCCTCCATTTGTGCCACTGACCATCATACCTGGCTGTTTAATGGCAAAATCCACGTGAGCAGATGACATTTTGTCGGGTGCATAGTGACTCATGACACTGCTCATATACGCACTGCTTTGGACGTTTTGTTGTGATTGGTCTGATGCATCGCTACCAATGCGGTCCGATTGATAAAAGGTGTAATCTGAAGCAAACATACAGTATATATGATAAACCATATATTTTTACACACGCTATTTTGCTAAACACTTCTTTAATTGGTGTGTCTGGCCAAATTGCCCGCGCAAGCGAATGGATTGCCTTCTTTACAGGATACCATACTGCCATAACAAAAGTCTGCAAAGGCGTTTTGATCGTTAGGTATAGTGGTATTCGGCGTACTGTAAAACGGGCGCATCGATTGTTCAAATGCCAAATTATCACCTAGACCTTGAAACAATTTATCTGTTATCTTGGGTTGCTGAGGATTCATGTCATCGATCATGTTTTTGGTCTGGGTCAAAATATTGGCCTGCGATTCAGGACTGTACGCAGCGGGTGCAGGTTTTTTTTCCACTCCCGAATCATAATCAGTAAGCATCACGTTTTGCAGGGGATTCGTCTCGGTAGCTTCCCCAAACAAATTGGTAGGCAATACGTGCTCTTTGATGTAGTCCTCTGCTGGACTCCCAAAACCTTCCGCAAACCGAACCTTTTTACCCGTTTTGTGACTGTAGTGTATAGCCCAGATGGCGCCTAATGTCAACACACCGATGACCACGACGCGGTAAGAACGCAATACCACATAAAACAATATGCACAACATCAATACCATGCGAGAGACTGCATTGAGTTTTTGACCATACGACATGTCAGAGGTGGGGAAAAATTCCGACAAGTGTGCTGGATCGAGAAATGCGTTAGGATTAACGCCCCAAAATGGAATGTTGATTTCTTTTGATTCTTGTGACATAACAGTGCTTATAAGTTATCCGATGAAATTATTCTGAGAGAACTAGCCTACGCTTTTCCCTAAATTATGCATGGACGATTTTCACTTTTTCGCATTGCTTGTCCATTTGGAATGTGTCGCAACTTTTGCTTCGGGGAACGATATGCAACACACACTTGGATTTTTCACCAGTAAGTGGTTCGGTGCACCCTTTTTCTTTGCGGTTCTTGCGTGTCTGGGCAGGCTTGGATTTTCCACAGCGCGATCGAAAATGCTCGTATCGATCCTGCACTTGTTCATACGTGAGTCCTGATTTTTTCCGTAACATCGTATTCACCACCTCGTGCAAGGAAAACACATAACGAGAAAAGGTCTCTCGCGAACGCATGTGTTGCGTGGTCAATGGAAGTTTTGCAAAGTTCTTCTTTAAGTTTTCACGGCATTTACCACACGGCAATACATGTTGTAAGTTCAAAATAAAATCACGGTAATGTTTTTTATCTTCTTTGCTAGGACGTACAGGATAATTAAAACTCATAGTATGCAAATAGTGCCACATAGGAGGCCCCCATACAGTCGTCAACATGCCATCGTTACTTTGATAGTGAGATGCGTTATACACAAGTCTAGGTTTACGGGAACGTCTTTTTCTTGTATTCACCATTTCTTTATATTATTGAGAGAAATCAAGTCTTTTCGAAAATGTAATAAAAGGGAGTTTTATAGTAACCTTACCTTAATGAACAAGCCGATTTCCCCTAAACACCGACGTGCACAACAAACACCGTACTCCAAGTTTCTTCAATCTTTAGACAGATACCAGTCTGACACAAGTCTTACCCACAAACAGTGTCACACTTTGCACCAAATGATGCACCTTCACTATCAAGCCCATTTTTCTCCCTATATTCCGTCCACTTGCGATGAGCAAGTCACGTCAACGTATTTACAGTGGCAAAATGATCACGAAATGTCGCTCGATAGTCTTGAAAAAATCCGGGTGCATCGTGTCGCACCCAAGGAAAAAGTCCACATTAATATGCGTATTGATACGCTGGACGATTTGATCAGCATCATGGACACACACCCTTATACCTCCCAAAAAGAATACAACATTGATTTGCAAGCACTACATAAGATCAAGGGTGAATTGACTCAAATTGCCAACATGGTAGGTTTGGAATCTCTCAAAAAATCCATTTTGAAGCAATTGTTGTATTTTATTCAAGGATTCGCAGACGACGGTGCACAAGGAGATTACAAGCATACAGTATTGACAGGACCACCAGGAACAGGAAAAACCGAATTGGCCAAACTCATGGGCACCATGTATTCCAAAGTAGGCGTCTTAAAAAACAACACATTCAAAAAAGTCACCCGTACTGACTTGGTAGCCGGCTATTTAGGTCAAACCGCGATCAAAACACGCAAAGTGATCGACGAATGTATGGGCGGGGTATTATTTATTGACGAAGCGTATAGTTTGCAACCCGACGACATGTACGCCAAAGAGTGCGTAGACACGTTGTGCGAGGCCCTGAGTGACCATCGCAAAGACTTGATGGTGATTATTGCGGGGTATCAAGAAAACTTGCACGAAACCTTTTTCAAAATCAACAGCGGACTTTCGTCACGTTTTGTTTGGCGTTTTAATATTGACGCGTATTCGGCAGAAGAACTCCATTGTATTTTTAACAAGATGGTGGAACAGCGTACATGGCATTTAGACGAGAATGTCAAACCGGAATGGTTTCGCGAAAAGAAAGACCAATTCATTGACAACGGACGGTCTATGGAACAGCTGTTTTTGTTGGCTAAGATTTCGCACGCCAAACGTGTGTATGGACAGGACGAATCACTAAAAAAGAAACTCACTTCAGAAGACGTCATTGCAGGATACCGAATGTATGAAGAAAATATGAAGTCAAAAGACAATAAGAATATGTTGTTTGGATTATATATATGAGCGAAGAACACCGAATCATTCAAGTCGATCCGAGTGCATTAAAAATACCTGACCAAAACAAAACACGAAAAAAACGGGGAAAAGCAGAACCACGCATTCGTATGAAATCCTCCAATCCTCCCAAGAAACCCAGGGCGTCCACACTGAAACGAAACTTACTCAATATGATTCGAACCAGCCAAGAAAAACGTCTCAAAAAAGAACCCGTCAAAGTCATTCCACAAGCACCCAATACATTGCCTCCCAAATCAGATTTCGAAGAATCGGTGCAATTCTTGTCTAATTTACCGAAGCGCGAACCACCCACCAAACCATCACCCAACCATCGCACATTACGAGTGCAACCCTCAATACCGTCCACGACAACTCCGTCCACCAATACACTTACTCCAGTCACCGTTTCTCAACCCCTTCCCACACACACACCGATGACACTGACTTACAAACCCGTAGCACCTCCCCCCTATGGATGCTTAAAACAAGGTAACAAACCAACGTACCGAACTTGGTTTAACCAAACCCAACGCACATTGCCCCGACCTCCACCAATGCCCAGAGAAGTAATCCCCTCATCTGTCCAGGCAAATTACGAAACGCAATTACGCAACCAAATCAAAACCATGAGCGAACAAGAACAGATCCGCAACACACAGCAAAAGAAACCCCCCGTACGCAAAGTAAAAAAACAAAAACGTTGTGTGCGTAGAACTTACCGCACTGGAAAGTCAAAAGTGCACCCACGTGTATCCGTACTTGTATCCAACAAAACCCTTCGTAGCAAAGCTAATCTGCATCGGACGCAATTGCGCGAAACTCCCATGTCAGACGTTCGTCAATACTTACGCAAGCATGGATTTATCAAAGTAGGTACTGCAACGCCCAATGAAGTACTGCGTCAAATGTACGAAAACGTCCAAATGATTTGCGGAGAAGTACAAAACCACAACCCAGATAATTTATTGTATAATTACTTCAACGATATAGATGGATCTTCGACAGATCCTGTATACGTATGATCAAAGAGGTCACTGAACCCATCACGGAAGACGCGATCGAAATATTCGGGGTTGAAATTGAAGAAGATGGCCGCGCGGCAGGATATGCCATCGGGGACATGTTAAACATGCCAGCACTCGGTGGGTATTGGCCGTTTCATAACCCTGAACTGGTACAACGACTGTATTTGGTAGCGCCGTATTATCCCAACTCCATTGCACAATACTACATTGAAAACCGACCACACAACGAACCGGTGCCCTACCTTCCGCGTGTACAAGGTGCTGTCCGACGCTACATTGAGTCGAACCCATCACTAGAGAGGGACGCCATGATTGCGAAAGTGGATCGCGACGATGTGTTATGTGTCCACGTACGCACAGGCGACCGCGATACGGAACCCGAGTTTTTGCGTTACGTCATAGAATGTACACAACGATACAAACAAGTGTATTTGTTCAGCGGCTTACATCTTGACCAATACGTCAAGACGAATGACATCAAAAAACAAAACTTTTTGAAAGCAATCAACCCTTTACTCCACATTCCCAACGTTACGCTCGTAATGGCAGATCCTGACGTACACATTGCGTTGATGTCGAACGCGCGTCATTTTCTCGCCCACAAAGGAGGATTTTCGGCCATTGGTGCGATCGTGTGCAAAGGCACGGTGTACATTAGCCAATTAATGGAGACTGTCAACAATCATTGGGCAAAACATGTCGACGTCCCCCATGTCAAGGTTCTCTGTAAATAATTTCTGCATTTCTGTATACACACATAGTTTGCACTGTAAACGCACACAATGCAAACATACCCCCAATGATTTAGGCGATTTTTATGTCACACTTGTGTATAGATATGAAACGTCTTCCGAAACAAATGCCCAGACTGGTCACCGAGTCAGACGCGACCACGTCCCCGTTACACACGATCACACAGTCATTTACCAAAGGCAAAAAAGGCCGCAAACAACGCAAACTTGATCAGCGCGAAATAGCGTCGATGTTGGCAGATGAAAATGGTGGGAATCGCGATGAATATGTAACGGAGATTTCATCCAATGTGATGAAACCATATGCAAATATGGCGCATATGTCTGGGCAAGAGCGAAAGACATTCGAACACCGTTTTGTAAAACCGAAGAATTTGAGTCAAGAGCGATACAGTGCCCTGTTGAAAAACAAGCACAAGAAAATCGTAGTCGCAAATGGACCCGCAGGCACAGGCAAAACGCTGTTTGCCACGGAATATGGCCTCAAATATTACTTGACCAATGTGTATGAAAAACTCATATTCACACGCCCTTCGGTCTCGGTGGACGAAGATCTGGGATACTTACCCGGTACGTTGGAAGAAAAGATGGCACCTTGGATACGTCCCATATACGACATTTTGTATAAGTTTTTAACACCCAAAGAAGTCACCCAAATGATGGAAGATAAACTGATTGAGATCGCACCCTTGGGATACATGCGCGGCCGTACGTTCCAAAACGCGTGGATCGTTGCCGACGAAATGCAAAACTCCAGCATCGCACAGATGAAAATGTTGCTCACGCGTTTGGGCGAAAACAGCCGGCTGATAGTGACTGGCGACTTGGATCAACACGACAAACAAAGTGAACTCAATGGTCTCGAAGATTTCTTGCGTCGATTTGACGGGAAACGGTCGGACAGTATTAGTAGCTTCGAGTTTGAACGCGAAGACATTCAACGAGAACCGGTAGTCAAAGAAATCCTTGACATATATGGAGGAGACAACATACCAGACTATACGTCTGAGGAAAAAGATCAACCCGAAATAGATGACATTTCATGCAATCGCAGCGATACGACTGACAACAGTAGTGTTGGTGAAAACAACAGCGAAGTGAGCACAATTTATTAGAATATCTTTAGATAGAATATATGGCAAAAACATTTTTTAAGAAAGGCGAATTGTCCAAAATGTCCAAAGCTTTATTGCACAATCGATTCGTTTTGTATTTCGTATTTTTGTTGGCAGTGAGCAACATGTTCCATTTCGTATTCAAGCAAGACATCACTTCCGCAAGTGTCCTCATCGTGACTGGTTTACTCACCTCTTTCTTTAGCAAAAACATGGTCGTCATTATGGTCGTTGCCATGGTGGTCGCCAATGTGTTTCGCATGACCCAAGGTCCAGAAGGATTTCAACCCAAACGCGACGAAGACGACGAGAAAGAAACATTTGCAGATGTAATGAACGCATTGGAAAACTCGGCGGCTGAAATGTTCAAAGACGTCGATGAGGAGGACGATGAAGAAATCGACGAAGAGGATTTGAAAAAGTTACTTGATATTGATGATGATGAAGAGGAAGAAGAAGAAGACAAAAAAGAAAAAACAACTCCAAAGAAGGGCTCCAAAAAGGAATCCATGAAAAACAAAGAAAAGTTTGGAAGTCGTAAAAACAAACGGTAAGTCGAAACAAATATGCGTATACAATATATGCCTATTTTACCAAAAACAATGCCATTGGCCACACTGCTTGCGTACGCAGCTGTATTCATGTATCTGATTTATAGAAATGACTCCACCAAAGTAGGTTTTGCATTCATGTGTGCCATTCTGACTTCTTTGGTAGTACGCCATGAATATTTGATCCTTTTAGGCGGTGTGATCGGAGCAGAAATACTCAGTACGGTCACGTCTCTCGAACCCTTTCAATTGATCGAAGATGAAAAAAACGAGATACGGTGGAGTGCTCAGAAAACTGACGAAGTAGAAGCCCTCAAAAACGAAAAGGCTAACGCAGTAGCTTCATTTAAAGCCGAGCTACAAGCAAAGCAAACCGACATAGATAGACTTACATCAGAAAAAGACGCACTGACAGATAAACTCAACAACTCCAGTAGTCAATTGCAACAATTGAATGATCGAGTCATCAATCTAGCCACGGCATTGCAGTCCGTTCTCCGTCTTCTTCAAGGACAAGAGTTGCCTTCTGTCGAAGAAGTCACACAATCTGTCTGCAAAAGCTAATTTCATGGGCTATATTATAGAATGGATTTGCTTTGGTTGGCTGTATTGATCGTTACTCTGTATTTTCTTGTACTTGACGAGCATGCATATGTGGCACTTTTCATTGTCTTGTCCTTTTTAGTACGTCGTAAGACCAATAATCCCCTCTATTTTCTTTTACTACCTTTACTCATTACCTTGGCTTCCTTTTATGCTCGTCACCATTTCCAAGAAACCTTTGGAACGAATTGCGGTACCCCAAGCTCTTGCTCTAGATATGCAAGGACAGTACAAGCAAGAATCAATGCGTCTAATAGAGTAAACGCGGAATTGAAAAAGATAGAAAATAAAGTCGATGCTGATATTGCACAAGCTACAAAGGGAATCAACTCACGCGAATCGATACGCGACACCACTATTCAATTTATAGAAACTGCAAAATATTAAGCATCTTTTCCCAACAGTATGTATAGAAATGAAGTGGTGGCACATAACTCTGCCTTTGTTTGTTTTCATCGTATTTTACATTACATTTAGACCCAAAAAAGAAGCGTTTAGATTTAGACGTAATGCAGTGCGGGACCGAATCAATCGTATGGTAGAAGGTGTCGAACGCACCAATCGAGAAAACGAAGAAATAAACAATCGCACACAAAAAAAAAAGATCCCACAGCAAAAACAAAAAGAAAAAGAACTAAAAACACTCGCCGACTTATTGAATGAAGCCAAACAACTCGCCGAAGAAGCTATCAAAAACAATCCGCCATTAGACGACTAGGCAATATAACAATATCAAGGTATAACTTATAATCGATATGTGGTGGACGTTATTACTTCTACAGACCCTTTTCTTCATATTCCGAGACGTTCACATGTATGCCGTTGCAGCATTGATCTTCTCGTTCTTGCTTTCTTGCGTGACCAAAGATCCCATTGTGTTCATCGTGTTCCCGGTTCTTGCAATACAATCACTCTACCTGTGCAACACAACAGTCGAATCCTTCAAGAAAGAGGAGACAAACGGCGACGAAAAAGGCAACGTACAAATCTCCAAGAAGGACGAAGAGAGTTTAGAATACGACACTACCAAGAAACCCAAAGTAGAAGAGTCGGGCAATCCTGAACTAAACATTGCCTTGATATGACATTTTCACCTCTAAAAGCATATACGTATGGCGAAAACACTTATATGCTTGCTTCTTCTTTTTCTTTTAGCATTCTGTCTTTTACAGCGCACCCAAGAAGGATTTCAAAGGGCTACCCAATCAGGTTTAGGCAGCAGTACCAAAGCATTGTGGACACAAATGTTTCTTCGTCTTGGTAAATTGGAAAAAGGAATGAAGGCGAAACTGGATAAAATCAATGGAAACGTCGAAAAAACAATGGAATTCATGAATGTTGAATAAGAACACAGCAACATGTTTTTATAACAAAGTAATATAGCAAAGAAACATGGGAGGATTAGGCAAATTGATAGAAAAAGAGTTGAAAAAAGTATTCTATAAAATGGCGAAAGCCATGGGCATCATCAAAGTATATTATACGGTTAAAAACTGGTTTCTTAACATCATTAACAACATTGTCAACTTCTTCAAAATGGTATTCTTCTACATACAATGTGCCATCAAAATGCTGTCAAATTTCAGTAAGTGCATAGGATACTATTTGGTCGATATGCTGAAATTTTTTGGAGTGTACATATGGATCTACTTGTTGATGAGTCTGATGGGTCTTGGCAAAGAGTGGAGCAATGTCCAGTACAGCATTGACCGATTAATTGGTTGGCCAAACAGTGTGAAAAACCAGTGTTATCGCTGTAAGGACAAAGTCGACAATGAAGATCGCTTCGAAGAAGTGAAACGATACTTCCGCGGAAACAAAACAAAATCGAGGTTCAACTTCTTTGCCTTTATAATGATTATACTTACCATCTTTTTGTTATTCTACACCTTTTGGTTTCATATTTTGAGAAAGAAGCAAACTTCTGCACCTACTATATAAGACACCATGGCACGTAAGTGTGCACCAGGAACGATCTGTATTACCAATTCTACTCTCCTTGTCATTGTATGCATTCTTGTAGTAGGAGCCTTTCTATGGTTTCAGACTTTAGGAAAAAATACCACCATTACCACCTATCCAGTACATGCATCGACCACCCCCATCACCATGTCAACCGCCTCTTCTGTACCGATCTCCATTTCTTCCGCGATGGTACCCAGTCAAGATTTGCGCGGCGACGTGGGGCGATGTATGCCAGGCGGACGCACCGCAGGAGATCCCTTGACCAACGCCTATGTGCCACCTGTCAAATGCGATGCCGGCAGTCTGATGCCCATGGGAAACGCGGTCCCCATCAACGTGCGCACACAACAGTTCAATCCCCAATACAGCCAAATCGGCATATTGACCAAACGGTATGGAGACAACAGCGAAATCTTGCCTCTCATGGGAAGACGCACCGTCACTTCCCGTGACAAATGGCAATATTACACTGTCTCTGGAGGGGGTGCGGGCGGTAACCTGCAAACCAAACTCCCAGTACGTGTCAATGGCAAAAACTGCAGTGGCGAATACGGCTGCGGTGAAATTTACGAAGGCGATGAAGTGTATGTCGAAGGGTTCCAAGACACCTTCCGCGCAACCATATACGAAAGTGGAATGTTTTCTTATATTCCATATTAGTATACAAGAAGCAACATGGCCGTGCAGATTATACACAACGGAAATACAACGCCTTTAGATGTATTGTACCAATTCGACAAAGACGAAACCTTGCAACCTTCTTCGCCGCAGCACTACGCCTTCGATAAAAACACCTCTGCACGCATTCAACTCATGGATACCGTGTACAGTCCCCAAAAACTGCATTTGGTTCCCAAACTTCACCACGCACCCTCTTTAGCCCATACATGCGAACTCGTAATGGAATGTGCTCACCAAGAGTCCGAACGACTGTTCGTTTGCATTGGACTGATTTTCGACGAGAACGAAGATCCTTTCGCACCAGACGTCGAACGTCTTTTTTCGTCTTGCAGTCCTAACCATTTATACCTCACCAAATCGGGCAATCGTGTACTGGTGTGTAGTAAACCGGTGAAAGTGCAAGGCAAATGTCCGCCTTTGAAAGGAACTGCCAAAGATGCCTACAAAGAGATCATCGACAGCGATTCTTACGACGTATTGAGTTTGATCAGCGTTTCCACAGATCATCAAATGAAAAAAGTAGAATCGAAAACGTCTCGTGCAGTGTACAAGCCAATGTTGTTTGCCCCTCCGACGCAAGAAGGGTTCCATACAGCTGAAGAGGATAATTACATGGAATGCAAATTAATGGAGCCAACGGAAGATGAAGAACGAGAAGAATTAGCAGTGGTGCCTCTTCATACCAGCACCTACGAACGCGGTATGGTAACGTTCACACACTTCTTGCATTTTTTCTTGGTTACGGTTGGCGCGGGTATCGGACTGCCTTTGTTATTCGTCTCCATTTTTCAAAGAGACAATTTGATTGCGGCCGATGGCGGAAGAACACTGTTGTCGTGGTTTCTCAGTTATGGTTCGCTTGTCGTGTTTTTCTTACTCGGCTTGATCATCATGATCGTAGGACTTGCCATTCAGAAGAAAGCAATGAGCAATATGCACAAGAAAACAAAACCTGGCGAAGTAAACGCCTCAGTAATGGCGATGTCTGGGTTTTATTTGATTCTAGTCCATTGTTCGTTTGCACTCGGCATGTTTGCATTCAAGAAGTTCGAGCACGAGTCCTTTGTGAACATGTTTAGTAAAGAGAATCTGGCCACCTCCTTTTATGACGTTCTTTCCGGCCTTCAAATTGAGAAAATGTAAGCACTAAGCACCATTGTCTTTTACGATAAAACACAATGCAGTTAAACCATGGACGCACCTTCAACCTTTTCTTGGATTGGTTTGAATGAGCTTTGTACCATTTCACCGACTGCGGAACTCTTGCCAACCGGCGCCATCGTGTTGACGACCTCTTCTTCTAAAGTCACCTCGACAGTTGGGTTCATTTTCTTCATCTCCTTATCTTTACGTGGCTGCGAAGGAGTGTGGCGCACCAAAGGGACCTTGGAACGGACCAGACCATTGGAACTGCGACGAAGCAATTCGTAGGCCACGAAAAGGGTCAATACGCCTAAAATAGGCGTGGTGTAGAACAACATATACAAGGCAATGATGATGATCATGCCAATACCGAGATTGGTATTGATGTATGGGATCACCATAGCTGGCGTGGGTACTGGAAACAACAAATACAACAAAAACAAAACAAACAGTACTAATTCTATAGGAGACACGGAACCGATCGATGGTAATTTCATGCTATACAATGAATTAATATTTTATTGGGCGCGGCTAAAATCCACACACACACGATAAAATGTTTAGCGAGAATATACAATGAGCCAACGGTATTTTCATGATGAATTTGCATGTAGTCTCCATTCAGATTACGCAAAAGAAGATAAACACGATAGTCAGATATTAAAAAAAAACTGCAACTATCGCGATAATTTGACGGAACTGCAAAAACAAGACGGAAACAACCAGGACGCACGACACATGTACACCCGTGCATGGTTCCAAGTTGTGAATTTGGCGTTTGGGTGCGTCGTTTTAGGTATGCTCATTCGGCAGCGAAAATAATGTGATGTGTGTGTATAGACATGAGTACCAATTTGAAAGACTTTGAAGATCAATTAAAAACACTTATTAACATGGAGACAGACATTGACACTTTAAAAGAATGCAGAGAAAAAGATGGTTTTAACGAAAACACAACGTGCAATGGCTTTCAAACATATAGATACAATAACCTATCCTACAATGCAATATACCAAATGATGCAGGAAGAGGTGTACACTCGTTCAAGTAATTTTTCAGTTTTTGAACAAGATTTTAAAGATCTAAGTGGTAATCCAAGCTTCGGTGTACAAGGCATATTGGCCAACAAACATGTTCTTCCGGCTCAGTATAAACAAGTGAAAGAACTACGAAATGATCTCGACAACAAAATGCGAGACATACTGAACCAAGGCGAAACCGACGTCACACGCATGCACG